AACCACGTTACACGCTGTTATTCAATTGTGAATGTACCCATAACAATCAACGGACAGAGTACAAACCATGCGAGCGACTCACAACCCCCGAAAGGGCTAAACAATTATTGCGCTTTGCTCAGTTCGTACGCTTTCCGCTAGTTGTAAATGTTCAATACAATAATGATATATCAACCCTTGTCTATTGTCAAGGATAATAGTAATAGCACAGCCAATCTGAAGCTAAAACAAGCAAAACACCAAACTATAATATAACAGTTGCATAAATACAACATAAAAAATATGCTATACAACCCCACCAATTAGCAATACAATCCTCTCATGGACAAACTACCAATAATAAACCTCAATCCTCCCCGAGTTAAGCTCGCCCTTAATATCGCCCAAGGTATGACGCAAAAACAAGCGTTTAAAGAAGCGTTCGGTCGTGACGCAGTAGACAAGCAAGAATTGACGAATACGGTCCACTCTCCGCAAGTTAACCGTCTCCGTCAAGCAATAGAGAGAGATATTCAAGAGGAGCTAAAGAGCAACGCCACATCAGCCCTAGACGTAGTTATCCAGCTCATGAGCGACGGAGCAGTTCCCGCTAACGTAAGATTACAGGCAGCAAAGGATATCTTAGATAGAGCAGGCTATAACCCAACTAATAAGGTGGCTAACGTAACCAAACAGTTCAACCAGATAACATTGACAGATTCAGAAAAGATAGAGCTAAAGAAAGCACTGGATAGTCTTAAATAGTTCCCCCTTACAATCCCCCTCCGTGCCCTCTGGGGCACACTCGTTAACCATATTATAGTAATGGTTAACTATTGATAACTAACTGCATAAGATAGTAACCAATAGGGCATAGTACATGGTTAGACAATCAGTACAGTGACACTCATCATCATACGCAATATACATAACATATTGTCAACATAACCATATAATATAGTATAAATATATAATAATAATCATGTAATATGGTATTTATTGGCTTAGTGTAGCCATTGTAGACTTCCTATTATCTACATTATAAGAAGTCTATGATTTAATCACCGAAGCTCCCCCTTTTATGTTCTAATAATAAGGTTCTGTCCCTGTAGGGAGTCAGAATCATCTCACTTTGTCAGACAATAAATCTGTATTTGTATTGTCAAACTATATGTGTTAAGGTCAGAGTGTTGGTCTAGGTATGGATTTATCCACAACTAGCTGGCTGTATCCGTAGCTCAACTGGTGGAGCACGACCAACCAAGGTCGAGGTTACAGGTTCAAGTCCTGCCGGATACATATAACTATTAACTGGAGATAACCATGAAAAAAAACGAAGTAGAAGGAGCAAAAAATAAGTATTGTTCTAGGTGTGGTAGTGATTTATTATCAGGAGGACATCTGATATATCTTCCCTTTGAAAATAAATATGTTTCTCTGTGTTTTATTTGTACAGTTGGTCTAGCAAAGGTGTTTGAAAACTTTCCGTTCGTCCAAAGAACACCAGAAGAAATTAAAGATTTCTGGAATAAAGATGAATCTGAGAATGAGCCCCCCAAACCAACGGACAAGGTTTTTTCTTTTAACAAACCGAAAGAGACAAATTTAGGTTTTACAGGAGACAAATGCCCACAGTGCGGTTCCATGCGTATGGTTCAGAACGGTACATGCAAAAAGTGTATGGACTGCGGAGAAACGACAGGTTGTAGTTGACATGAAAGATTTTTCATTGGTCAGCAAAAGGCAACTAACTAGGAACACCGCTGACTTCGGCAGTCATTTTATTTGTACCAAAGGTAAGTCTCCCCTCCCTTATGGTATCTGGTTAAACATCCCCAAACTAAGGGAGAAGGATGACACTGAACTAGCCAAGATGTTGGTGGAGTTAATCGAATGGGTGAAAGCGTAAGAATCGGTGAGTCCGACATATCAATAGATACTTATAGAGAGTTGCTTCTTCAGAACCTCTGGCTTTTCCATAAGCAGATTCTCCAGAAGGATAACCCCACAGATATGATGGGTGAGTGTCAGAGGGAGTTGTGTAATCTGGTAGATATATGGAACAAGAATAAGAAGATGATTCTAATCCCCAGAGGACACCTGAAACAACTTCGGAGGAGTACCACAAAGGTTTTAACACCAGAGGGATGGATGATGTATAAAGATTTGCGTGTAGGCGACGAAGTTATCGGAGGAAATGGAGAACCTACAAGGGTTGTTAAAATACACCCAACATCAAAAAACCCAATGTACGAAGTTACCACTAATGATGGTCGTTCCGTCGTGTGCAACAAAGAACACGAGTTTCTTGTTCGTGTTTGTTCAAATAGCAAAGAATGGAAAGTTAGAGAACTTGGCTGGATTATGGAAAGATACTCTAAGGAACGGTTGGATAAACGTGATGGTAAAACACACTATGAGCACCCTGTTCAGTTACAACCGATACCAGTTTATTATACAGAAAAAGAACTTCCGCTTGACCCTTACTTTCTTGGGTTATGGTTGGGAGATGGTACGTCAAAAAGCCCAGATATAACAACAATGGATTCGGATATTGCTGAAGAAGTTTATAGTCAAGCCAAAAAATATGATTTGAAGGTTCGTATTTCTCAAAATATAAATAAAACTTGTCCAACTTACTGTATAACCTCTGGAAGAAAGTATGGATTAAAAAATCGTAATGTTCTATTAAATATTTTTAATGATTTGAATCTTATTTCAAACAAACATATTCCTGAAGATTTTTTAACATCTGGATATAGCCAGAGAATGGAATTATTAAAAGGTCTTATGGATACAGACGGAACGCACCATTGTCAAGGTGGTATCGCATATTTTTCAAATACTAATTATCGTCTTATTCAAGATTTTGTATCGCTCGTTAGGAGTCTTGGTGGAGTGGCTTTTGTTTGTAAGGTAAACATGGAATATAACGGAAAACCATACGACTCGTGGCAAGTGTCAGTCAGACTTCCAAAGGGATTAAATCCGTTCAAACTTAAAAGGAAAGCAGAAAAGTTTACTGGATTAAAACGGGAGTTGACGATAAATATTGTAGATATAAAAGAAGTAGGTGACGATTTAGCAAATTGTATTACTGTAGAAAACGAAGACGGGATGTTTATCGCTAATGATTATTTTCCAACCCATAATTCAGCAACAATCACCGTGGGCTACGCTGTCCAGCAAATCTGCAAAGACCCGAACCTACGTATTCTGATAGGCAGTGAAACCAACTCTAAAGCGAAAGACTTCCTCAAGAACATCCGAGACATCTTTGAGAAGAACGAGCGACTGAGGTACTTCTTCGGTAATCATCAGAGAACAGAGAGTAGATGGACAGATGATGAGATTACCAGTAATCAAAGAACAAGTACTGCTATCAAAGAGCCTACTGTCTTTACCACTGGTACTGACCAGACGAGGACGGGTGCTCATTGTGATATGGCCATTATTGATGACCCGACATCTCACACCAACATCACCGAGCAGGGACTTAGAAAGACGCTTCAATGGTACAGAGAAATCAGTAATAACATCCTAGACCCTGGTGGAAAACTAATTGTGATTGGTACTAGGTGGCATTTTGCAGACATCTTTCAGCACATCTTAGATGAACAGAAAGAGTTCTTTGATATTGTGGTACGCCAAGCCATCTCCGATGAAGGTTATGACATCCTAAGAAGGAGTATCCCAATAGAAGAAAAAAGAGAGATGATAACCAACCAGATGATTCTCTTTCCTGAGAAGTTTACGGTAGACAGACTGTGGGAAATCTACAGTGGTAGCACAGGTGAAGGAGGTATTGAGTTCTTCAATAATCAGTACATGAATAGAATCGTATCTAGTGAGAACGCTGATTTTAGAGATGAAGACCTTAGATGGTACGACCCCGCCAACTTAAAGAAGGATGAACTGAATGTGTACATCACGATTGACCCCGCCATCTCAGAAAAACAATCTGCTGATTTTAGTGTCATCATGGCCATCGGAGTGAACGAGAAGAATGATTGGTACGTCCTTGATTACGACCAGTTTAAGGGTAAACCAAACGAGTTAATTGATAGAACATTTCGGATGTATTCCCAGTATCCGCATACCAGAAAGATTGGTGTGGAAACAACCGCCTACCAGAAGTCCCTAGTGTACAGTTTCCGAGATGAGATGCGTAAACGAGAAGTGTACCTGCCGATTACCGAAATTAAGGGAAGAAGCCAACAGGGCAATAAGGAGATGCGGATAAGGGGTGTCTTAAATCCCCTGATTAAACAACGTAGGCTGCATTTGCAGTCAGGCATGATTGAACTAAGAGAACAATTGAGAACCTTCCCCAGAAGCAAAAACGATGATTTAGTAGATTCCTTGAGTTCCCTTGCCGACATCCAGGGTGGCTATAAATTTCAGAAAGGAGAGAAGAACAAGAACGAAACTAGAGAACAAAAAGATGATAGAGAAGCTCAAAAACAACAACCCTGGAATCCCAGGATGATTGGCAGGAGTAGGTTTACTAAATATTAAGATGTGTTATAGTTAGACAGTAATCATTAAACGACAAACAATGATAATTCAAATATCAGGAGAGTTGGGACTTTCAGATGACGGAAAAATTTATAGATTAGTATGTTTAGAGAGAGACGAATCTGGACAAACCACAAAATGGAAATGGGAATGTATCTGCGATTCGTTAGAAACTAATAATTAAATTATTTATATGCCAAAGAAGAAAGGTGCAGTATTAACAGAAAAGGTGGAGGAGAATGAGGTGGAAAAAGCAGGAGATACAAAACCAGTAACAGATACGGTTGTCACCCAAGAAGACCTTCTCAAACAGTTAACCGAAGAACGAGCAAAACGTGAAGCGTTAGAGGCGGAAATAGATTCACAGAAGGAGAAAGAGAAAAAAGAACGTGACCCAATGTCGGGACTGGGAAAACTTTGTGAAGCCACCAAGATTACCGCCGCCGAAGCGTGGCAATTAAAGAGAAGGATTATCAATATGCCAGATGGTCGTCAGGAAATGCGTAGTGAACCACTTCCTGAAGGATACCAAGTGCGCAAAGGAGTCAATGGCAACTATATTGTGGGAATGGAAAATAAAGACCCGTTGAAGTGTGAATTGATTCCCCTTTGTCGTTCCAAATATACACAGGAGTACAAGTACAAAATGAAGAAACCAGCGAACTTTAAGATAGAACAAGACCCACCAGAAGGAACGATTCATCTCTGTGACCACCATGCTCATGTTCTCTTAAAGAAAGCGGACTGTTTTTGTAAGTCCTGTAACCCACCAAAGAAAGAGGAGGTGTGATGTATGAAGAAAGTTATCAAGAAAGTGAAGGAAACTGTTAAGAAAATCGTGAAAAAGGCAAAGAAAAAGTAGACTATGGTATAATTTGCTTGATGAAACAAGAAATTCAAGAAAAATCTTTCAAGCAAACGAAAAAAAACCAAGATTTAGCGACATTTGTGCAAGAACGGGTGACGGAAATGAAAAATTACCGTTCCCAGTTTGATAAAGCATGGGATACCTACGATAGACTTTATCTTTCCTTGCCCAGTGCAAATCCGCCAGAAGATTGGCAAGCCAATATCTTCGTACCCATGACAATGAGTACGGTTTTGGCTATCTTAGCAGAGATAACTGCTCGCAGAACACGTTGGAAGTTACTGCCCAACTCCCCAGATGACGAAGAAAAGGTAGATACCCTAATGGCGATTACTGATTTCACGATGGATAAGGGCAACTGGGACTATGAGAGTTTCAAACGGGACACAGAGAAACTTGTTTACGGGACAGCTGTTTGGAAAGAAATTTACCGTGAAGACCGCCGAGTCATCCGTACTAGAAAATTCACCAAAGACGGAGAAGAAATTAAAACTGAGGATGTTCGAGAGTTTAATGATGTTTTTGGTAAGCAAATTCCACTGAGAAACTACTACATTGATGACCAATGTACAGAAATACAGAACGCCAGAGATTGTGCTGAAAAAAATGTTGTGGATATTAACGAATTTAAAACTCGTTACTCAAAATATAAAACCAGTAAGAAAGTACGGGAGTGGGGCTTCATTAAACCCACTATTTCCGAGAACCAAATTCAGAATATCCCCGCAGGTGGAGACACTAATAAGGAAGGTATCTATCTCCCCACCTCAGAAATAAAAGATAACCAAGTTGAGGTAATCGAATACTGGAATAAGCCCAATGACCAGCATATTGTGATGGCCAATGGCATTATTGTGATGGAAGAACCGAACCCGTATGAACATAAGCAACTGCCCTACGCTTTAGACGTGGCTATCCCAAGAATTGGTTGCCCTTACGGTATCGGGATACCGCAACTCTTAGAAGGGGCGAACGAAGAAATCAACACCATCCACAACATGATGATTGACGAGGGTAAATTAGACATCAATTCTCCTTCCGTTGTTGGTGGTATGACCACATTGGATGAAGACGAATTACAAGTCCGCCCAGGAGGGATTATCCCTGTGGAAGATGTCAGTCAATGGAAACAAATAGAACGCCGAGGTTTGGTACAGTCCCATTTTGCTTTATTGGAAGAAGTCAAACAGACCGCCCGTGTTGCTTCTGGTCTGGATGTTAGGTTTGCTGAAAATACCCAACCATCAGGTGATTCCGATACAGCAACAGAAGTAATCCGATTGCAAGAAGCATCATTAAGACGTATTGGTCTGCTAAACAAGATTTTGGAACTGTCCTGTCTTCGCAGAATTGGCTGGCTTCGTACTGCTAACATCCAACAGTTCTACCGTGACCCGTTGAAAGTAGAAATGGTCTTGGACGATGATGGCAACATTGTCATGGATGAACAAACTGGCAAACCGCAGTATAGAAAGGAAAATCGCCAAATCCGTTTCCAAAAAGAAGGCACAACCAACTATGTTTTCAAAGAAATCACGCCAGAACAAATCCGAGCAAATGTAGACGTGCAAGTTGTCCCGCAATCCACACAACCAATGAGTCAGGCGGTACTGGCAAAGAGATTGAATACTGCCCTCCAAACTATTCTGGCTTATCCGCAAGCATTAGAGATTATCGACATTACGGAAGTCTTCAAACACTACTTCAAGCAAATGGATATGCCGACAGCGTTCGTGAAGGACATCTTAAAGACTAACGAATCTGGCGTGGAACTAGCTCAAGAAGAAACAATTGCCATGGCGGGTGGACAGAAGATTCCTAGCACTCCCAATCCGAGTATGAAACATACTGCTGTTCACTTGGCTTATATTTACGAATTGATAGAAGGTCGTCCTTCTGGCAAGTTCACTCAGCACTTCTTGGAGTTAGACAAGAAAGCCCAGAAAGCCATTCTTGACCACGTGGATGGCGAAGAAAAACAACAAGCCGCAAAGGGTAATGTATCGACTCCCATGATGAGAACTCCTGGTATTCAAGGAGGGATGGGAACGCAAGCAACAGCAGGTGGCGAAGTAGAAGCTCCGCCGATGATGCAGTAGAATCGAGGTGAACTTATGGAGGAACCAAAACTCACTGATAAAAGTTTAGAGAAGATACTTTCTAAGGAAGAACTCCGTTCTTTAAAGTTTATTTTGTCCGATGACGGTTGGTTGGTAATGAAGAAGATTGCCAAGATAATTAGAACAGATTGGGCTGAACAGATGAGCCGAATCGATTACCGAGGAATCCAGAAGGAAGGATTCAAAGACGACTTGATATTTAAGCAGGGAATGTTCCACGGTCTCGAACAATTTGTTAATTATTTAGAGAAGAAAAATATAAAGTGGACAGAAAAAGAATAAAGTGTGGTATTATTAAATTGTAACTGATAACAAAGTTCTATGAATCAAGAAATTAATGGCGATAACAAGCCAACAGAAGTCGATAACAAGACTACCGAGGTAAAGGAAGCTAATCTACCAAACTTACAAGAAGAAAAAGTAGAACAGCCGAAAGCACCTCAAGACCCTGACTACGAGAAATGGGCAAAAGAAACAGGAAATTTACAAAATGCCTATCATCGTGTGAAAGGGTCGGCAGCGGAAGTAGAAAAATGGCGAAAAGAAGCCGAAGAAGCAAAAGAATATCGGACTAAATTCGACCAAATTTCCCAAGAATTACAATTCCTTGCTAAATCAAACCCCAAGTTGGCGAAACAGATTCAAGACAGTCTGGCTAACCCAACGGAAGAAGTAGACGAATCCGATAACAAGGTCATCGCCGAGCTTCCACCAGAAGACAAAAAGCTCTTGGATAATCTGCGTTTCAAAGAGGCTCAAGAAGCCAAACAGACTATCTCAAGTTTTAGGAAATCTTTCCAAGGTTATATTCAAACAGAAGACCAATGGGAAGCAATCCGAGAACACGCCAAAAGTCTGGATGGTAAAAGGGATATCAATGGTAATCCGTACACTTTGAAATCCGCCCTGCAAGCGGCCATCAGAGCGGAAATGCCACAGGTGATTTCTGATAAAGCAGCATTGGAAACTTATGCTTCTACCGCCAACCGTGATTCCGCAGCAGAAGCTGGCGACATCGCCTTTGGAAGAACTAATGACGTAGCACTTTCTCCAGAAGAGGAAAATATGGTCAAAAGATTCAGCCAATTCGGTGCGACCAGAGAAGGATACCTAAAGCGGAAGGCACAACACTCCTAAAGTATTTACCTTTTTTAAAACAATGGCGGGATACATCCCACGCAGAACCCTTCGTGGAGACACGACAGGGGCAGTAAAAGATTTCTTAATCGAAAACTCGGCAACAATCACTCTCGGCGATGACGTTGATGTGACAGCTGGCTATGTCGGCTTAACAGGTGCGTCAGCTCGTTCAATGGGTGTTGTAATCGGTTTTTTCCGTGATTTAGGAAATGGTAAGAAAATTGCTCTCGGCACAGATGCCGCAAGAGGTTACGCAGCAACACGTTCTGGTAACGCAGGTGTATTCGGTTCAGACACAGTAGTGGCTGAATCAGATAACGTCACCGTAGATAAAATCGGTGTCAAGGTCTGTATTGACCCAGAGATGGAATATTACAACGATGCAAATACGACTGTGGCTTTGACCCAGGCGCACGTTGGAACATATTTCAACAACGTGTCAGCGTCTGACCAAATTGACAGCAATACGTCGGCTGTCTTTGACGAATCCGACGCTACAGAGCAATGGATTCTCTTAGAAGTAGACCCAGATAACGATGCAGATACATCAAAGGGTGTCTTCAAGAAAGTCAAGAGCCAACTCGTAGGCTAAAACTGGAGATTTATTAACTAACGTAAAACAATGGCTATCCCAACAAATACAGGGAATTTCGATAAATTGCTGGACAACCTCATTGATGAGATTTGGTTCGACAATTTAAAGAAAACTTCCCAAATGTACACGCAGTTGGTCAATGTCACGACCTCCAGCAAGGCTTCTGAAAAGCATTTGACTGGTGTCGGACTTGAAGACTGGCGTGAATCAGGAGAAGCACAACCAGCCGCTTACACTGAAGCGTTACAAGGGTTCACAAAGAACTATGTACCGATGATTTGGAAGAGTGGTTACGCTCTCACGAGAGAAATTAAAGATGACGACCAATACGATAAAGTCGCCGCACAAGCCGCTAAGTTGTCACAAACAGCAATCCGCACGATTGATAAAGAAGTGTTCAAGATGTTGATTAACGCAACATCCACCACTTATTACACAGGTGCTGATGCAGCCGCAATGGCTTCCGCTTCACACAGTCGTGAAGATGGTGGTACGGCTTGGGACAACGCTAACACAGGCGTTCTAAACGAAACCAATTTGGAATCAATGTTGGTTGCGTTTGCGAACCGTGTTGACGGCAGGGGCGAACTAATCGACATGAATCCTACTCAACTGTGGGTTCCACCGACTCTCGCAAAAGAAGCGATGATTTTGATGAAATCAACAGGTCGAGTAAGCACTGGCGATAACGACATCAATCCTTATGCTGGGCGTTTGTCAGTTATCGAAGCAAAGCGTATGGGTGCTGCCGCAGGCGGTTCCGATACAGCTTTTGCAATCATCGATTCAGCCTTTAACAAAAGCGGTCAGGGAATGAATCTCTACATGAGAGTTTCTCCTGAAATCGGACGAGAAACCGAATTAGAAACTGGCGTACAAAAGTATGTTGGTTATATGAGGTGGAGTCTTGGTTTCACTGACGCAAGAGGGATTGAGCACTCGACAGGAGCAGCTTAATCGCTAGAAAGGAACCACACTATGGCTACATCTAGCTTAACCGATTTTATCGGTCCAATTTACGCAGCGGCTACCCCGCCGACTTCGTTAAAAGGCACTTTGCCTGTTGCTTCGATTTACTTTGATACCGACCATAATCAACTTGGTATCTTAACGTCTTCTGGTTGGAGGTATACGTCTACTACATCGTTTGGGACAACAACGTCCACATCAACGACTACAACGTCTACATCCACAACTACCACGGCGTAAAGAAACCTTCAGGGGAGCGAACACTCGCTCCCCTCTTGGGAAAGGAGTAGGTATTTCTCCTCCAGTATACCTACTCCCCTCCTATGAATAAGGTTTTAATAAATAATTTTTAAACTTGTGGTATAATAATTATATGAGTTACGATTCAGTGACAGAAATAACAAATCGCCACGATTACGTGGCAACAGTATCAAAGACGTATAATGCCGCCCAAGCGCAAACAATCTTTATTGCTCCTGTTTCGGGAGTAAGACTGCGTTGCACTGGTGGTTATGTATCAACAGCCGCCACTTCAGGTAGAATCTTTATTTACTTCAGAGATTCTGGTGACGTGATTGCTGACTTATATCCGAATACTGCTCAGACATATTTTATAATCCCAGATTCGTTGAACATTGGCAGAGAAGATGACCCAATTATGGTAACGACCACAACTTCTACAAGTGCGGTCTTTATTTCATTGAACTTGAATCAGGGCGATGAACAGATTCCAATGGGTACTTCTACTAGTACAACTACCTCCACTACGACCACTCAAAGCACGAGTACAACCACATCTATCAGTACTTCTACTACAACTACATCTACCTCTACAACTCAATCAACATCTACTACCCAAAGCACAAGCACGAGTACAACGACAACAAGCACTTCTACCACGCAGTCAACAAGTACGACTATTAGCACTTCAACTACTGCCTAACTATGTCTAACACTGGAGGAACAATTGGAATTTTAACCACGTTCCGTGATTTCGACCCCGCTTACAGTTTATGTGGCGTGGTTGATATTCAGTTGAAAATGTTCACCGACCATGGGTACAAACCGAAACTGTTTGTCACTAAGGGATTTAAACCTCAACGTAACGCTCTAAAAGCGGAGGTTTGTGAATTGCCAGACCAAGTTCGTCAAAACACTGTCACTGTGGATAAGTCCTTTGATGATGATGTGCAAAACTTGTTAAATGCTTACCGAGAGCAGATGAAGGATGTATCAGTGGTTATTACCCACGATATTATTTATCAACCAGACGCTCTTAAACATAACGTGGCATTAAGAATGTATGCAGAAGAGCGTCCTGACCTTTGTTTCCTGCACTGGATTCATTCTGCTACTAGTCCGTACAGATTAGCGGATTTAGTTGGACATTTTGTGGACAAATGCAAAGAAGTTGTCAAAAAACCTTTCCCAAGAAGTTACTATGTCTTTTTCAACGACTGGTCAATTCCTCGTATCGCTAGAGAGTACGGAATCGGTGAAAATGTGGTACAAATCGTCCATCACCCAACGGATTATTTTACTTTTGCCAAATACGAACCATATTCTGTTGAATATTGTAAAAAGTATGATTTGTTAAATAAGGATTTCGTCATGGCGTATCCTGCTAGATTGGATAACGGCAAGCAACTGGAATATGGCATAAAAATGCTAGGGGCGTTGCATAACAACGGTTTTTCTACCCACTTCATTGCTATTGATTTCCACAGTTCTTCTGGTGACCCGAAAGACCCCAAGTTTCAGTACCGTAACTTCTTAAAACAGGTGGCAAAAGACTGGAACAGTGAAATAAGTTTCACCAGTGAGTTCAAACCAGAAAGTAAAGTCCGAGTGCCAGACGGCGTAATCAGAGACTTATTCGACATTTCTAATGTTTTCTTTATGTCTTCTGTTTCGGAAAGTTATTCTTTGGTCACCCAGGAAGCGGCAATGTCCAATAATCTTTTGGTCTTGAATCGTAACTTCCCGCCTTTTAGAGACATTTTTGGTAATGACGCTATTTTCTGGCCTGCTAATTCTGGGGTGGATGTCGCTAATATTTGTGAAGGGGCAACCACTGTCAACTATAACGGTCAGGAAAGAGAAGATTTTGGTAAATTAGCGTTAGAAGTCGCTGCTAATGCCAATTCTAAACAAAATCGGATGAGAAGGAGACTTTTGGCTACTCGCAACCCAGATTATGTTTTTACCCACGAATTAGAACCGTTATTAACATCAATTAAAGAAGATACCAAGTGTTACTAAGCATCATTATTCCCTGCTACAACAGAGAACAAACGATTGATAGAGCGATTGGGTCATTGGCTAATTCAGGGCTTGTAACTCAAAAAGGGGCATACGAACTCGTTATCATTGATGACGCTTCTACAGATAAATCCGTGGAACACATCAAGAAATGGCAAGAGAAGTTCCCATACAATATCCAGTTACTAGAGTTCAAAGAACATAAAGAGCGAGTGGTAGCAATGAACGCAGGATTCCGTTCTGCTACAGGAGATTGGTTAATGCAGTTAGATTCTGATGATGAAATGTTAAGCCAATTTAAAAAATCCTTTGAAGACATGATAGAGAAGTATCCTAACTCCCAATTATTCAATTGGGGAAGTTTAGTCCAATGGCGAGATAAGGAAGGGCATTACACCAGAACGCAAATCCGAGAACCATTTGTCCCAGGAATAGATGAACTGGGGAATACGAAAGTATTTAAGAGTGGGCAGATATTCAGTGGCGGATTTGCTTTCCACAAGAACCTGCTTTGGCACACTGGTTTCTTACCAGAAAAAAGCAACTGTTACTCTTTTGGTCA